AAATCTAGAAAAATCATCATTGTTATTGATTAAAACTTGAGCATTTGGACCACCAATACCAACACCAATTGACTGAGGACCAAAGAATAGTCCAGCAGGAGTTGTTCTTGAGGAAGCTCCGCCACCATCACCAATATCGACCGTAATTGTTTTAGATGGGAAGTTTGTAGATTCGAAGAATCTTACACCTTCAAATACGAATCCAGATGGCATAACTGGCTCACCTGCAACAAACTGTGCCTGACCATACTGTCCACCTTGGTAGATTGCTTGGTTAGGAGCACCTGCTTGCATTAATGGGTTGCCTTGACCCATTCCTGGGTATCTTGCAACTTCTCTGAATCCTTGATCTGCACGTAGATCTTTCATGAATGAAGGATCAGCTATACAACGATAGTAACCATCGCCGAATACTGGTACGTGTCTCTTTCTTAAGCTCTTAACTACTTCTAGAAGGTCTGTCTTAACGTTGAACTTGAAACGCTCTGATGCGTACTCTGTAGCAGTATATGCATTAAGAGTAGTAGAGTTTGACTTAGTTTTTGTGTTTGGATAGTAGTAACCACCTTGTGTGTCAGAAGACTGACCACGAGCTTCAGATTTGAATAGCTCATCAAGGAATACTCTATCTCTCCATCTTCTATAGTCATCCAACAGTGTAAGCGAACCAATTGACTGATGGAACATATTTAAGTTTCCAGTGTCAAGAAGCAGACGCTGAGCTGTCATTAGGGTTTCTCTAGCAATTTTGAATGTGCTAGGTAGATTTGAGTTGTTAGGGTCAGCAGGACCTGTATATTCCCTAAGAGATACAAGTACTTTGTCCTTTACGATAGATCTGCTATTTGCTGTGCCAATTGTCTGGTCCTGAGTCCTCTCTCTTGAAGTCTTAGTTCCAGGATTGCCAAAGAATCTGTAGCGATCTAACTGAACGGTCTGACCTGGCTGCTTGGTGAAGTCATGTACAACCACTGGCTCTGTTGCCATTTCTACGATATACGCAGGATGTGGTCTATATAACTCGGCACCCAGCAGCTTCGGAAAATCGTTATCTATAAACATTTTAGAATTTCAGCTAGGTTTGCTGATTGCGAACACTAAATTGTGCTCATTTTTGAAACTGGAAAATAAATTCCATTATTAGAATTATAAATTAACTTAATATTGTACTTATATAAGCTTTCTCTAAAAATTTATCTTAATTATGCGTATCCGTTTAACTGATTTGTTACTGTATATTCAGTTGGAGGGACAGTTCCAATACGTCCATAAGGATTAATTAATCCGTCAGCTGGTTGCATCGTAGCTTGAGAAGCTTCTTCAGCTGCTCTCATTGCATCAAACTCAGCTGCAAATTTTTGAAAATCTTTTGCTTTTTTTGTTGCTTTTTTAGCTTTATTGGAATCCATTTACTTTTTACCTTTTCTTGATTCTAAAGGAGGCTGACCTATGGGTAACTGCATAGTTCCAGCTAAAGGCATGTTTTGACCATATATTAATTGTTCATTAGCAGCTATCTGTTGTTGTGTTATCTGTGCATTCATTACATTCCTAGGCATTAACAAAGCATTAGCAGGTAACGGGGATCCTGGAAGATTTAATTTTAAATAAGATGCATCTAGATCAGAGGGCATAGCTGCAGATCCTGAGACTCTTGTATCTCCCTGCTCCATGCGTCGGTTTGCATATTCATCTCTATTACCAGCAAATACTTGCTCACGAAGATCAGATCCTCCAAAACCTATAAGGCTTGGTGATCCTATTAATCCTCCGGCTGTACCAATCGTATTTAAAAATTGATCAGCTTTCTGTGATGTGCTTGGTTTTTTCTTCTTCATTTTAAAAAAGTAAGGGGTGAATTATCACCCCCTGTTGTTTTTCTTAGGAATCCATTACTAAGAGCTTCTGACGGAAGATCTCAGGATTCTGTTGTGCTGCATTTAGATATTTCCATGCGTTCTGTGGGTCACGGTCTGCTGCGGTTCCAAAGTCATTCCAAAAATCTCCTGAATTTCTAGGAGCTTGTGGCTGTGGAGGAACAGGCATTTCAGGACGTGAAGGAGCTTGAACTTGAGCCTGTGGTTGACCTGCTAAAGGTCTTTGCTGTACACCTTGATTAGCATAACCTGTTTGCTCTTCTTCTACTGGATAAGGACCATTAGGACCGAAGAACTCACATGTATAATCTGCTAATACATCTGGGTCAGTAAGAATCTGTTCGTAAGCTTTATGCTCAGTAGACATCTCCTGAAGAAGATTAACAGCTTCCTGTAAGTTAGCGTTTGATTGAATTAATGAATCTTCTAGCTGTACTGCATAGTTATTTAAAACTGCTGGAGCATCAGCACCAAAATGATTAATTACTTCAAGACTTGCCTCGCTTACCCCGTTTGCCATTAGCTGCTCGTTGGTTATCTCCTGAGAAGTTTGGGAATAACTGTTGGAGTATGCCTGGTTGTTGTTGGTCGAAGGCGTATAAGTCGGCGCTACCGCGTTGCTGTATTGGGTTGGTGTTTGGGAAGCGTAATTGGTTTGGTCGATTGGTTGATTCTGAATCGACTGTTGACCCTGGAACGGGAATTGAACTGGTGAACTCAGGAGTCCTACCACCCTGTTGAATGCGTCCTTGTATGGGTTCTCCGCTTGTGGAGCCGCCTGTTGTGGCTGGGGGCTGTACTGAGTAGGGTTGTATCCGTTGTTGATCCCCATCTGCGCTTGCACTTGTGGTGCTGGTGCCGCCACTGGTTGGGATGGAGCCACCCATTGGGAATTCGTTGAAACGGCCGGTGCCTGCGCCGCTGTCTGAGCCACGTAGCTGGTCGGCTGGGTCTGGGATACTTGGGGTGCCGATTGGGTCGGCGCTGCGGTATCGGCCTGCATAGGTTACCTCTTTTTGTAAACTTTCTAATGTTCGATATAAGAAAGGAGTTAAATCCAATCTTGGGTCTGCAGCCATCGGTAAATTCGGTTGCTGCGGATGTGGTGTTCGCATCTCTTGATTTATTAAATCAATAAACTGCGAATATGCCCTCTGTACTTCTCCAACCATCCGGAAGGGAAAACCAGAGAGCATTGCGGCTATCTCATCGTCCGTTTTAGATGGGAATAAATACTTCAGTGCTTCTATGCTATCAACGCCTAATTCTTGAAGATTTCGAGTAAAGATAGATTGATTAAGTTTGTCCTGAGCAGTATCCTCATAAACAGGACCCATCCACCTCCATAAAACAGTTCTATCTCCATCAGGTATTAACCCCAAAACCCCGTCAGGTATTTCTTTTTTCTCTACTGCTTCATCAACAGCAGCTTGTAATTTTTGTTCATATTTTGCTTTTTGTTTGTCGTACTTTTCAAGTGCTTTTGGGTCTTCGGTATTTTCTGGTAAAACGGGATATTTTATTCCTGAAGCAAAAGCCAATGATTTTCTAAAAATTTGTTCTTCTTGGAAAATAATTAATTCAAAACATTTACATATTCCATATTGATAAATTTGTAGACATTTCTTTTTAGCTGTTGCACTTACCCGACCATAAGCAGATTTGATTTCTGTAGCTGTTACATTAGTAATACTTAAATCATCTATACCACCTAAAGCCAACCTAATTTCACTTCTTAGTTGCTCAGAAAATCTTGCTTGATCAGAACTTACAGCATTAGGTGTAATAAAACCAACACGATCAGAAGGTTCTAAATTAGCAATAACTCTAGGAACTCTCATTCCACTTCCTGGCTTCCCTGTATAACCAGGTTGCTGTCTTGTTATAGGATCTTGCTTATATGTGGAGCTAAATAAATTAACGTCAGATTGAAATCCAGATTGACTAGATATACTAGGACGCTGAGATGTTTCACTATCACTCTCAACAATATCTTGTTTGGGTCTAGATGATAGTAAAGTTGGATTCCCAAAGAATGATAAATTAGCTCTAATATTTTTCACCATTTCATCATGAGCTAATATTTGATTAGCTAAGAAATCAAACTCACCTGAACCATCAGTTCCAAATGCATCAGGATTATTAAAAACCTCAACACATGGAATAAATTCCATAGAATTTTCTACGGTTTTTTTATCAAAAGCAGCAAAATTTGTATTATCTTGTTCAAAAGTTATTTCTTGTTCAGTATGTATCTCTTCTATCTCTTTTGCTGTAATTTTTAACCTCATATATCTCTTATCTGTATTTAGACCAACTCCTGCAAAACCTTTAGAAGATTTAACCTTATAAGGATAGATAATAATAACTTCCTGTAAATCTCCTTCAGGTGTGTAATAAGTTCTATATGCGTCTTTATTAAACCAATAAATTCTATAAGATTTTTCTGTAGGTCTTATATAAAATAAACCTTTTCCATACGCTAAAAATCTATCCCATATAGCATCAAGTCTTGCGTCAAGTTGATTAAATTTTATTACTTGTTGAATAAAATCAAACCTTTGAGTTCCTAAATTATCTTGCTGAGGATAAAACTCAACTCCCTGCCTAATCCCAAACATTTTCATTTGGGATAAGTGAGAACTTAACAGCATAGTATCTGCTGAGCCACGGCCATCTCTATTTATGACCGATTTGATCATATCTTCTAAGGCAGTTTTGCTATTACTTTCACTCATTAGATTAGAAATTTAGACTATTGATCAATGTCATATCCTGCATGTAATCTTTTTAATTTAATTTCATCTCCCTCACATTCTACCTCAAACCTTTCGTTTGGTTGTAGTGCCATGTCATGACATAGTTCATCAGGAAGGGAAATAACAGCAGAACCATATTGGTCTTGCTCTAATTCTAGATTGTAATAAGTAGGTGACATTAATCTTGTTAGTAATAGTTTAAGTCGTCAATACTCTAACTCAAGTTTTCCGCGAGTCATTAACCCATTACATAGCCAAACTAATGCATCTACGCAATCATCATGTGAGCTAACACCAAAATTTACTATCTCATCAGTAAGAGGACCAAACTTTCTAAATTTATTAAAAATAATCTTTCTTTGTTCAAATAAACCCATAATTCCTCTAAATCTTGCAACCTTATCTCCTCTAAATCCTTTTACTGGATGCCAAATTAAATTATGTAATCCATGATCTCCTAAACATATTCTTTTAAAGTCTGCCTCTAGAGAAGCCTGATATGCAACTGCTTCAGACCAAACATGAGTTGCAGTTCCTGTAGGAAAGTAAGTCTTACCATCTTTATAAACAACTCCCCATTCTTCCATCATTTCCATTAATAATTCTAATTTTTCTAAATTACCCATAACTCTTACTCTTTTACAATCAATGATATGAATTTTATCTCTGACTCGCCCACCCATAACAAAAACTGTATAATCATTTTGTTCCCTAACTCCGGCAGATAGATCAACTCCCACACCTAATGCATCAAACTCTGTAGAGATAGTTCCCTTAACAATTAAATCTGGAGATAAAGAAAGTTCACTTGTCTGTACAATTTGATTTTGATATTGAAAACTAAATGCAACTGGAGCAACTCTTCTTCTCTCTTCTAAATACTTAAGTGACCACATATCAGGCCAGTAGGATATTTCCTCTCCTTGTTCATCAACAGTAATAGCTGATTGTATTATTTGTGTCCATCCATTAGCAGGTAGAAAAGCTCTAGCATGTATATCATCATGACGAAATCTTGTACCTAAACAAATAGCTCTGGCACCTTCAAACATAGTAGGAACAATAACGGCATTCCAGTTATCTTCCATAGCTTGACGAATATCTTTGTTTTTAATATCATCCGAACTTTTTATAGCATCATCAATAATACATAGATGTGATCTTTTAGATGTAACAGCACCTTTTAAACCAGCGCAACAAACACTAAATTCTTCTTCTCCGGTAGATTTTATTCCTGCAAATTTCCAATCAATACTCCAATATTCGTTAGAATTAATTCCTTTAGCTATTTTTACTGTAGGAAAAATTTCTTTGTAATTTTTACTTTCTTCTATAATTCTTTTTATTGCTGCACTCTTTGGTCTAGCAACATCAACTGTATATGAAATGTATAAAATCTTTAAAGGTAATTTATGAAGAGCATGTACGCCTATAGCCCAAGCTGTATACAAACCTAAAACAGTAGATTTAGCAGATCCTCTGGGAGCAAGAATATCAATATTAGGTCCGGCTATTCCACGTAAGCAAACACTATCATCTCCAGTGCATAAATATTTATGCCATTCCATATGATGTTTTGCTGGAGGTTTTCCCCCTACAACATCACAAAAATACGCAAAATTTTTTCGCGCTTTTTCTATATCAATATTTGAAGTTTTCTTTACAACTTGTTGTTTAGCAGCGGCACGAGCTGTGCGTCTGTAAACACTATAAATACTTGTACCTGCCATGAACGTAGCATAGCGTATTTATCGCTAAGATTCTTCTTGCAAGATTTTTGTCCATACACCCATAGATGCTTCCTGAAGAGGTCCTTCTATAGGATCATCTCTGAAGATACTCAACATCTCTCTCAAAGCCCTGTCAGCACCTGCAAGAATCAATCCTTGTTTATCAGTTAAAACTTTTTTATCATCTAATTGTTTAATTGCACCTCGTAATTCTTTTTGTAACATTGCAATTCTTGCAGCACCCATATCTTGTTTAACCATTCCCATCTGAATAGCTTCGCGTAAATTTGCTATATCAATCTGCATATTATCTATTTCTGTTTCTAAAACTAAATGAAAATTTCTCTTTTTAAATTCTTTTTCTGACCATTCATTACATTCAACTATTGTCCCTTGAAAACCAAGAAAACGGGAAAATAAATATATTTGTATTGGAGAACCTGTTTTTTTACAGAATTGAAGAAAGGATTCGCGATCTTTGGAAGTTAAAGTCTGAATCCAATTCTTCATACTCGGTATTGGCTTTGTGCCTGTTCGAAATCTCTATTCTCTTTATAGCGACGGAACAGCTCTCTTTGCAAGTCTACTGCTCTAGTTTCTCTACCTGTTTCTCTTATTCCAGCTCTTTGCTCCTCTCCTGTAACCCTAGCTGTTTGTCTTTGTTCTCTACCTGTAGTTTCAATTCCTAATCTCTGTTGTCTTCCTGTCTCTGCTGTAGTCAATCGTTCCTCTTGACCTCTTAACCCAATCTGCCTCTCTTGTCCTCCTAATAATTGAGCTTGGGTCAATCGTTGTTGAGTTCCGGTAGTCTCTATTCCTCTTCTCTGTTCTACTCCTGTTGCTGCAATTCCTAAACGTTGCTGTCTTCCTCTCTCTGCCTCTGTCAATCGAGCTTGAGCACCAGTAGTCTCAATACCTCTTCTTTGCTCTACACCTGTAGCAGCTATTCCTAATCTTTGTTGCCTGCCTTCCTCTGCCCTAGTTAGCCTAGTTTCAGCTCCTGTAAGTGAAATACCTAATCGTTGCTGTCTTCCTCTTTCTGCTTCACTTAAACGTTCTTGTGTTCCAGTAGTTTCTATTCCAAGTCTTTGTTGTCTACCACGTTCAGCTGTACTTAAACGTTCCTGTGCTCCTGTGGTTTCTATCCCTAGTCTCTGTTGTCTACCTCTTTCAGCAGTTGATAGACGTTCTTGAGCACCTGTAGTTTCTATTCCAAGACGTTGTTGTCTACCACGTTCAGCAGTAGATAAACGTTCTTGAGCACCTGTAGTCT